CCAGAGGTGATGATCGACGGCGAGATCGGCAAGGTTGCCATGACGCCCGACGCATCCGAGGTCGTCGCCGTGATGACAAACTGCTGCAACCGTCCCGTGGACGAGTACGACAGCGGATTCACGGAATTAACGCCGGCAATGGTGATAATGTCACCCTTGTTCAACGTCGCTGCGCCGCTCGCCCAACCATTCGTCGCAATGGTGCTACCTGTCTGACTCGCGCCGTTAATCAGCGGGGTGCTTGCCGTGTAACTGCCGGTCGTATGCGTCGGACGCACCGGATCCTGCAACCACTTATCGACGCCCAACTGCTTCCGTCCGAACATGCCCTCTTCGTAATTCTCAGAGATGACCGCCGTCGGATTAAAAAGCGAGCTAGTCGTGTTCGCCAATGTGCTCATCGCCAGTGGATCAAGCACCGCCACTCGTCCCCGCAATGGGGTCGAGAGATCGGTCAACTTCACGCCAGCCTGGAGATAGGTCAATGTTGCACTTGGGGTCGTACCGGGGGTACCAACTGACGAGTAGATGTCGGTATACACCGCATTGAACGCCAAAACCTCTGCCGCATTGGCAAGCGCCTCAGACCCTGGATTGACGTACCGCGCGCGGATATTGTCAAGCTCAGTGGTTGCCTGCTGGCTCGAATAGCCGAAGGCCACGTTCTTCTGATTGGTGAGCGAAATCGGAACCGTCTGATCGTAGAGGTTCTGAAGTTGCAATGCCTGTCCATCCGTCACGGTAAACCGCTGCGGGAGACGTGCATTGACCGTATTACCGACTTTCGCGCCGGCAATTTCATACTGATCGTCGTATGTCCTGTTGACGTTCGCGAGGAAGACGAGCTTATTAATAAAGCCTCGCGCAACCTCCTTGGTCGTCCAGGACGGGGTAGCAAGAGTATTTGCCACTAGTTATATCCTTTAGCTAAAGACGTCCACTTGCACGGTCTGCGGCATTCGCGCGACGAAAATGCTCGTCGAACGACATTTCATCCGTGACAGCAAACGCATCGTTAACATGAGGCGATGTCCCGAGCGGCCTAATCGGGGGTTTCGCATTACTGACGGCACGAGCTGAGGCACGCAAGGGAGCAGCTTCGAGCCGAGCTTCTAATTTCCCCATTTCCCGGTACGTTTCTGCCGGGTGCAGCGAGGAGATCCGCTGAGATTCTTTTGGATTCGCTGAGAGCCACTGGAGGATTTGTATCCCCTGTGGACTTTCCATCGCAAGGTGTTGCATCGGCAGGGACATCGGCGTCTCAGGATTTAACGAGGAGTCGAAAGCTGGGTCTTGTTCCCTGGCTTCAACTAACCGATTGTTCCACTGCGATGTTTGTGCATCCTGCGCCTGCTGATTCTGGTGCGCCTGATACGCTGAGGCTCGTTCAGCATCGCGCTCATGATGTCGAACGTCAGCGACAAAGGCTGACATCGCCATTGAATAATCTTCATAAGCGTCGAAGTTTTCTAATGCAGGAACGCCTGGTATTTTCTTAAACCGTGCCCAATCGCCACCACCCGGTGTGGGCTTCTCCTCGATTGGCTGCACGAGCGCCTGAACGCGAGCTTCAGCAGCATCGGCGCGGCGTTCGGCTTCACGCTGCTTGGCGACAGCCGATTTAACGGCTTCGGTTGGATCACTTCGGCGCTTGGCTTTTACGGGAGGCGCGTCAGCCGGCGAAACCTCGGCCGGCGAAACCTCGGCCGGCGCAGCCGTATCGATATCCTCTTGGCTCGACTCTTCTGCGCCAGAAGGCAGATTTGTCGAATCATCTACGAAAGCAAGCTGAATCTGATCAGCCGTCTCGTGATTGCTATCAATCGTGATATCGCCTTCCGTGACCTGTCCTGCGTCTGTATCCATATGCCTCGTAAATGGGGGGACTACATAACAAAAGGGACGGGTCTCATGGCCGAAGCCAGAAACACGTCCCCTCGTCGTGCGTCCCCTTGTCGTCTCACCCGCTGGGGGCAGCGGTTGTCGGCGCGGTAATTATTCGTGCCCGAGTGAGATCGTCAGCTTATTAAAATCTCTATATCAAAATACCACTTTTTTACAATCCAGGATATTTTGCTTTCACCGCCCGCTTGATTCCGACGGGATTAGGAGCATTATGCGCTAAAGCAAGTGCTGATCTTGCTCGTTTTTTCGTATTAATAGGGAAGGTTCCTTTAGGAGCACCACCTGATGGGCCAGCAAATGACTTTACCTTAGGGTATTTTCCAGCATTTGATCCACCGGGGCGTTCCCTGATGCGTAAAAGGTTACGAAGCGTTTCTTGCCCTCGCATTACACCTGCTCTGGCGGGAGGGGCGGAAGTGGGGGTAGCGATGGAGGTGTTTCCTCGATGGATGGCCTCAACCCTGGCTCTACGGGAGACGCAGACATTACCGAATTCTGCTGGAAGTCCTGCATGGACTGGTCACTCGCCTGGATTGCGACCTGTTCAGCCTGATCCTGTTGGGCCATTGCACCTTGCATCGCCAACTGCTGCTGATGATGCTGGTCTGACGCCTGCTTAATCGCGTCAAAGCGATGCTTTGAGTCTGTCCCTACGCGTCCTACTTCGACGGCAAAGATTGCGGCAGCCTCATCGGCTTGAATCTTCATCGTCGCCACGGCGAGTTGTGTTTCGTTCTTCATCCGCTCTATTTGCAACTTCGCTTCTCGATCTGCAGCGGCGCGTTGGTCTTCCATCTGTAATTCAGGAAGTTTCGCTTCAGCTTCATGCGTTTTTTCGTCGAGTGCCTTCGTTAACTGATCAACCATCTGCCCCGCCTGCTCTAACTGCTGTTGTAGTTGCTGGGGGTTAGGCTGATTCGTCTGCTCCTGCAATGGGGGCGGCAAGAGCTTCTTGATCCGAGACGCGGCTTCTAGATGCCCAGGGAAATCGCGGAACTTCAAATAAATATCACCCAAAATGGGGAATAACTGTGGCTGGGCCTGAAATAACTGCCCAAGTTCATCGGCCCCTTCTTCGGACCGACTCTTGTAGGACTTCCCGATACTGACCGTCACACCATATCGTCCCTTATTAAGGTCGTAATGTTGGACTTTCAGCCCAGTCTCGGGGTTCATCGATGGACCCCCCTGACCAGGCATGCCAGGTTGAGGCATACCAGGAGGGACTGGCATCGGTGCCATACCAGGGGGTGGCGGCGGCATCCCAGGCGGCATCCCAGGCGGCATCCCACCTTGCCCTGGCCCCATCACTTGCTCTGGACGATTCGTCTCAGGGTTCATGGTAAACGGGGCATTTAGCATCACGGTCTTCGCGTTATCTTCCAAATCTAAGATTCGGGCGACTCGGCCGGGTCGATCGTAAATAAATGGAATGAGATCGAGCACGACTTTCGCTTCGTATGTCAGGCTAATTTCAGCTAGGTTATCGAGGAAATGCCCCGATCCCTGTTGATGCTGACTCTGGAGCGCCAAGACTGCCCGCCCACTCTTGGCGTTTGTGGCCTGCTGCCCAAGCGCGCTCTCGTACGCCCCCGTCCCTTCATGAACAAACTCTCGCGCCTGTTGCAATAGCAGCATCGAAGGTCCGAGACGGGACGTGTCAACTTGCGTACGTTGTGGGGGCGGGGCCGGCGTGCCATTGAGGCTGACATTTCGATAGCGCAGATACGGGAAGTTCCGCACGTTAGCAAGCTGCCATTCCTGCTCGTGCCCTTCCTCTTGCCCTTCGACCATCGTATAGGGGGCTTTTGTTTCCAAGCTTGCCATCTCAACTGCGCTACTCGCACTGTAATTCAGCAACCGAACCGCATCTTTGTTTGGCTCGATCATGCCAACCCAACGACGCTCGCTTTCAAACGGAATAAGTTCTCGACCGATTACAGGAATAATAGGGATATATTTTCCATCCTGCGTCTGCGCTGGTTCGAGTTCCTCAACGGCATTGATAACCGACCAGTAGAGAATAGGAACTTCCTCGTCCGTACTTCTCGCATCGTCACCTTCACGAACTGTTCGTCCGTCAGGGATCTCATCGTCATAACTATCCGACCCGTCATCAAGTAATACACGCTTTTTTGGAGTTCGCTCTAAACGGTAATACTCGGCTACTCTGACGGCGCGACCAACCCCTTCATCTCCAGATATCCAATGTTGCGTATCGCTCCCGAGCGCAGATAGCTCATCTTCACTAAATGACGCCATTTGGCTATTGGGATACCGTCGCTTGTAAGTGTCCCAAGGCATGTCGTTAACAAGAAATGCCCATGTGCCATCAGAAAAGTCTGGTTCCTGAGAGAACGGGTCAAGCACAACACTCGACTGCTGCAAAATGCGCTTAATGACAATGCGTTGGTCAAAGGCATTCTCACCATCAGGGTCTCGCTCAGTAACTACGCGATAAAAGCCACGCCCCGCCTTCACTGCCCGCTCAAACGCCCAACTACGCGCCAAGGTCGCCCGACTATCGACCTCAATCCGCCGATAGAGACCCTGGAGCACCTCAGCCGTGTCGTCATCTGCGGTATCAGATAGGGGATGGATACCAATCCCTAGATGCGCCGATTTTTCAGCATTGATCGTAAGCTGGATTGGATGATCGAGCGTGGGAATCGAGAGCATGGGACGCTGAGGAATCGCGACACCACCCACTAACTGAGGCTTTCGCTGCTCTTTGACGTCGTTCGGCCAACTCAATTCTGGCACCTGGAAGCGCAATGCATCAATTTCACGTTTGCGCTGATCCGCATCAGCGTCCACGCCAAGCGCGAATCGATCTAGGGCTTTCCGAATACCTTCCGTTCGGTCTATTGTCATATCTTAAGCAGACATCCATCCGGTATCTGAAACACGCGCCGGATGCTGGGAGAGAGTGGGGCGAGGGGCAATTTTCATATGCTCGCGTCCTGAAATAATTAGATATCGGGTCGCGTCCATTAAGTGGTCAGAGGTTTTGACAATCTTCCCTTGCTCGTCTCTATGATACTTCCGAAATTCGCTACGCCAATTCGATAAATGCTCTTGTACCACAAGTCTCCCAGAAACGAGCAAGTTCCAGGTTTCCGTAAGGCCCGCCTCAACGGCATTTACCGCCGGCTCAAGATGTAATCCAAGACGATCGTAGATATCAATCAATTTCCGCCCATCAATTTGATTGCTCCCAGAGCTGGCGGGATCGATGACCCCACGCATCCAGGCCCCTCTCGCGCGAACGCCTTCAGCGTGACTGGCTGGTTCACCATGCCCTCTATAATGCTCGTCATACAACACAATCCTCCCAGACCCAGGATCTTTGGCCCCCCAAATTACGGCCGTCCGATTCCACCCTACGTCCATCGCGTACACGCGGGGCCAGTTTTCTGGAATCGTTGCAGTCGGAACTAGAATTTCCCTCTCGGCAATCGGGTAAATAGCCCCAGATCCCAGGGATGGTTCCCCTTCTGTCCTTGCTGCGATCTGGTACGGTGGCGTCGTTGCCATGAGCGCTCGTTGCTCTTCGGCGTCCAAATGTGGCACATCTTTCCAGCCAGCCTGGATAAATGTCTTAAAATCTGCCGCAATATCGCTTTCCGGCTCTAAAAAGCCCTTCACGACCTCGCTCATGCCCTGTAGGGGCGTGAAGGTGACCATCACGATGCCTTTGGTCGTGACTGTGCGATAGAGCATTTCGGTATAGCAATCGGCAGGTGGCTCCTCATCACACCAGATAACATCCTTGCTCGTGCCCTCAAACGACTGCCGTCCCTGCTCATAG